ACTTTTCTCTAGCTTGAACATAAGCATCGTACTTATCTTTGCTAAATCCTTCATCAGGCATATACTTATACTGAGCTCTTAGCCATTGATCCATATCCCAACAAACATTCCACCAATCTTGAGCTTTGGTTGCAAGTTTAAACTCTTGATTATCTTCAGGCAGGTTAAATTTTAAGATAGCTTCCATAGTTCGTATACTGAATTATTTGTTTTAAATTTAATGTAGCCCTCTTGCTCTTCCACGATTTCGGTAACAGAAGTTGTTTGCCAGGTAAAGAATTGATTGAATGGAGACATAATCAAAGAATGGCCAATAGCGGGTTCATCATGTCTTGCTTTAAAACGACTATCTTCATTCCATTCAACCCACATCACTTCTTTAGATTGATTGATTAGTCCGTCTCGTTCACGAACCAATTTCCAATTGAATTCATTCTCAATAACACCTTGTTCCAAAGCAACCTTCAAGACATTATCTTCTAATGTCATTGGGATTTTATCTTGTTTAATTTTGCTCATCTCTATTTTGTAATTCTTCTAATTGTTCTTCAAAACGTTCAACGCTGCCCCAAATAATAGAGGCATTTGGATCTAGCTCTAAAATCTGTTCAACTAATTCTTTTTGGCGGCCTTTATAATAATATCCATGTTCAATCCAACCTGCAAGATCTTGCAAGTGTTTAGGCGCTGCAATTGAAATACGCAGATCATAGTGTGTCCATTTGGTTTTCCAATCCCAAAACCCAATACCTTTAGTAAGTTTAGTAAGTAAGTTGCTTAACCTACGATTGCGAACTCTTACAAGTGACTTATCATTTCCAAAAACGTGTAGGAATCTGAGGAACCAACGTGGACACCAGAAAGGTTTGGCTTCATAATCCATTGCAAGCACAAGTGGACGAAGCACTTTAGTCATTTCGCTTTCTCTATAGAATGTGATGCCTAAATAACCATACATGTCCAATTCACTTGGAAAGAAAATGTAGCGCAGATCTGACCATTCAAGATCACGAGTATGAACCATACCCTTCTTGCGACCTTTCCAGAACAGGATAGAATATTTTAAACTATCCATAAAATTAGCCATTCGTTCTTTGAACGTTGTTTTAACGTAAAATTTGCTATTATTGTTTATCATATAATAAATACTTTTTCAAATCCAGTGTTATATTCAACTAAATATAATTGACCGCTTGGAAGATATTCCATATCCTTTTGAATATAACGCCCAAGCATATCATAAACGCCTAGAACCTTCTTTTCTCTTTCAAACTCAGTAATACCAATCGAAGACGGTGTGATGGTGTACGTCATTTGAACGTAGCACTGTGATGCTTTAATACCACCGCTTCTCCATTCTGTTAGTTTATAACCTGTAACGAAGTTGCCAACTGTTGATGGCGTCCAATTAATCATACCACCGCCCATTGTGTAAATACCATAGCTTGTTAATTGGTTGAATGGCGCTAAGGGCACAAATGTGTTATTTGCATGTTGACCCAAAGCATCCCACATTTCATATTGAATAGAATCATTCTCAAATGAACTATCGTCGATTAGAGCTTTTAAGTCAATCACACTGGTAAAGTTCTGTGGCATCGTACATGTTGGTAGATAGTTTGGCATCGGAGTGTTATTATTCACTGCATTCAAACGATCAACGTCAAGAGCAATCAAGAAATCACTGGTAAAAGAATTTGATGCATTAACGGTTGTACCTCGGCAACAATGTGAATACACAAAGCGATATTTTGACATATAGAACTGTTTATATCCACTCGTGTAAGTTGTTAATAGATTACCATCCAACATTGTATCGGTTGTTGTCCATGTAACCGTTATATTTTCTGAGAACTGATAGAAGTTATTGTTCTCAATGTAAACTGTAACTGTTTGGCTATTAGGTACAATCCCTTGTGGATCTGTAATTAAATATAGAGCAACCGCTTGATTATTTGGTTGTGAACTTGGATCATGTGACATCGCTAACATTCCACCTAGAATATGTGATGCAAAGGTCGACGTTGAAGCGACCATTAATAGGGATAGTAAGATCTTTTTCATTTTAATTCATGATTACAATATACCAGTTAAGAGAAGATGCGATCATCAACCAAATAAGATACGGCATGATCCAGATCATTCGACCCCAACCGTTGATGATTCGTGTAAAGTGTGCCATTACAAAAATAATGATCGATAGTATTGAAATCATGATTGCTGCACCGAGCACATGTTGTCCAAAGAACACATAATTCCAGAAGATGTTTAGTAGCAGAGCTTCAGGAAAAAGGGCATAAGGAAGAGGATTCTCTTCATCTCTCCATTCATTGGCCATAAAGACTGAGAACGTTACACCAATAATTGTCCAAGCCAAACCAAAGACCCAACCTGGAGGAGTCCAAGGAGCTTGATTTAAAGAAGTGTACCATTCGCCGGTTACACCAGGTCCTGTTGCAAGACCACCGAGCCAAAGACCTGCAAAGTTAATGGCCAAAAAAGTTAGCAGTGTTAAGAAGTATTTCATTTTAATCGATCCAATTTTTGTGTTGATAAACTTTCAGATTTCGAACTAACATACCGCTTTCTGCTGGATCAAATCCAAGCTCGGCTGGGTTCTCACATCCGTTGTTTAATATAATATACTGCTCTTGGGCGTTTTGTTTCAGAGCCATCGGAATTGTCATTTCATATACTAGATAGCCATCATAATAGAATCGAATCCAATCTTCAGTCCAATGACATGCGTATTTAATCCATCGATCGGCTGGATTTGCAAGTGGAATTAAGGGTTGGCCCATGTCGCGCTTGCCATCTTTCCAGGTTCCAGCGTTTCCAAAGTGTACATTAGGTTTTACCCATAATTGTTCGTCAGCATAATAGGTTTCAAAGATGTCGATTTCAGGCGGCCAGTTTTCTGAGCCACTAAGCCAAAAAGCAGCCCACTGTCCACGGCCTGCTGGAATTTTTATTTCAGCCTCAAACCAGCCAAATTTATAGGTTTGTTTACTACTAATACAACCCATACAATAGGGTGCAGTCCATTGCTCTGCTGCATTTTTTTTCTGCCAGGGTGGGAGCTGAGCTGCTGAAAAGTCGCGGCTGAACTTTCGGAGTTCGAGTGCTAGGCCATCGGGTGTTGGATAGACCACTGGATGGCTCGTTAATTCAGACTGATGTGGCCACCATTTCCACTGCCAGTCTGGGTGTACGTTTCTTCCCCAGGGGTGTCCTGTTCTCCAAGCCTGCCAGTTAAGTTGGCGAAATTCATCTTGAAATACAAGCTTGTAATCAGTCGGAGGGGTTGCAGGACCCATGGGACTGAGAGCCTTTGAGCGTAAGAGGGCCCGGAGCTGGAGCCAGAGATTCTTGATATTGGAACCTAGGGTTCTTTGGGTGTAGTGTTTAAGTACCATGGTATAAAATTTCCTTTAGTGTGGGTATAAAATTTCCTATGTAATGAGAGAATATCAATCTAATAGAAAATATCGAACAGATTAATCTGAATTTAGACTAATTTTTGGTGTTAAAGATTAATCCATCCATTTGCCGTGAGTTCTTAAATGCCAAAATCTGTGTTTTAAGACTTCAACAATAATGGACAATAGTGAATCTGCTTCATATGTGCCCGCTGCACAAACTAATTTGAATTTAGGTTTCATAATTCTACTTTTATATTTTGTGTGTCTTATAAGTTATACTGCTTCAACCAATTTTGTTTCGCTGAAGGGCTTCTGGTAAGCTGGCTTTACCAGCTTCCAGAGCTTTTCAGTAACATCTTTACCGTCAATTAATCCAAACAGAACGCCGCGATTAACGCCAGTTGTGGCCATTACTCGTTCAGCAATTGTCTTTCGATCTAATCCACCATATCGCAGGATTGTCGATACAGTAGCCATATGTAAATGCAATTGAAATTCATATGCCTTTCGCAATGCAGATTCAACCCCTTTAACCCACTGATAGAATTCATCAGGCACATCATTTAAAAACTCTTCAGGTAACTTATTAAAAGTCATCAAGTTTTCCCAGATGTCATAGGATGAACAATTGGTCAAGACTCGGTGCAATTTAACATAGTCAGCGAATTTGATTTTACAACGGTCTCCATTAGAGAATCGAACGATGAAACCTTCTTGGTTTTCCCAATTCAACTTTTGAATCTCCTTGTAGTCTTCAAAGTTAAACTTACGAGTTACATTACAACCTAACATTTTAGCCAATTCAGAAAGCTCATCATGAGATGCCTCAAAGTTTTCACTACGAGCACCTAACAAGATTAACTCTTCACGTTCACCATAGTCGCAAACAATTCTGTTCCAAGGTGCAATCAACTCAAATAAGTATGTCATATTCGGATTGATTCCTGAATGGATCTTACTCACATAATTCAACTGATTAAATAACTTAGCCGCTGCAATTGCTTGCTCAGAAGTAAAAGAACCACGAGAAGAAACAATCCATTCGCCGTTGTAGTTAAAGACTGTGATTAATGAGCCATCTACTTTTTCGTAGATCTCAAAGTCTTCAGTTGGTTCATGTCGGTTCTCTTCAATGTTAAAGAACTTTCTAAACGGGTGTGAAACTATATTGCCCTCGTCGTCAAATACAAGACCGCGACACTGAAGAGTTACCTCGTCCCAGTGTTGTTCGTACTGTGTAGTTTGCGAGTAGTTGTATATAGTTAATGGAAGGGTTGGATGCCTCTGTGAGATCAACCAATCTTCCTTAACGTAACTTTCTAATATGTCTTTTGTTATTTGCATATGTAAATATAACAAATTCTGACGACAAATAAAAATTCTTTGGCAATTATTTTGCTAAAGAATTCCACATTTTGATAAACTCTTTTCTGGACAAATCAACGATGTTGAATTCTTTCCACAAGTAGATGTACTCAGTGATTTTAATATTACCAGCAGTGTACAAAGTCTTGCCGTCTTCTGAGAAGATACCAGCAAATTTGCTGTTGTGGTTCTTTAAGAATCTTTCGTTGTCTCCGTCTTTCAACATTGCAACGAAATCATCACTGAATGCAAAAGCTCTTTCAGCTATCACAGTTGACCAGCCTTCGCCGTAAGTTTCTTTAGTGTACTTATCAGCTTCGTATCCATTGTTGAATTCTTTGTCTTCAGCGATGGTCTTAGCTTCTTTGTTGTAAATAGTAAACGTTTTCATAATTTTAGTTTTTAATTGATTACCCTCTCAATTACAATACTAATATAAGAAAAAAACCCGACATAAAAAAATGTCGGGTCAATTATTTTCAAAAAAGTTTAACTTATGAACGCCAAACTTCTAAGTTTTTCAAAATACTTTTAGAACCATATTTAATTACTGGAGTTTCGCAAAATTTACTTTTTATATAAATCTGGTACATAATCTGGATTTTGTTCCTTCTGTGATATAATATCTTTAATCCATTTTACTCTATCTCCAACTATAAAAGCATCTTTTCTACGGAACATTCCAGCACCTCCTCTAGAGTTTGCCTTTAACCATTTCAAATCTTTTTCTGAACGGTCTAATAGGTCTTGGAGATCTTTAATTTCCATGTGCCATACGATTTTCAAAAATTCTGAATCGTTGGAACCACCATATTGTCGGGTTATCACTTTTGCATCCATTTCATTTACAAATTGTTCAAATAATTTTACGTGTTTCATAATTGATTTTTTTATTGGTAAGTATCGTTTGGTAAAGTAACATCCATTGTATGTGGGAATACATTTAAACTACCATATTTTTTATAATATGGGGCTGTTTTTTTACCCACATTTTTTACAAATTTGGCTTGCCTGACTGATGTTTTTACCCAAAGTTGACCATTTTCACCAAATATTAAAAATTCATCACCTATCTCTAAATCCTTAAAAGTTAATCTACCTTTAGATTCATTAAATTTTGATTTGTGAATTGCAGATACTTGTGCAGGTGTAGCACCGATTGTTGATAGTGTTGAGCTTTCGTTTATAAAAGCTTCGAATAGTTTTACGTGTTTCATAGTCTTCTGATATATTTTATAGTTTATATATCTCTTTTTTCTTTATCTTAATTTAATTTCAAATCTTTTTTCCATGCGGTCCATTGCCTCAACTGGAACTCCATGAATATTTTCACCACCATGACGATTCTCTACAATAATAGAAGTAATTTGATAATCATAGCTTTTAGCCAAATCGTAGTATGCCTGCATTTCCCATTCTTGAGTAAATGTATTCGACACTACAATTCTCTTATTGGTGCCAGTAGTATGATTTAAGATCATCATAGTGTTGACCTCATTTTGACACCATTCATGGGCTTCTTTTAACTTAGTACCATCAAACCTATACTCACCATCTTGTATGAAGAACATATCTGTTTCGATATGTACTCCACCTAATGATTTTGCAAAGGTTGACTTGCCACTTCCTGGAAGTCCACGAACTAAAATTAATTCATTCATAATGCTAATTCTTTATAAATGTTAATCAAATCACTAATTCTCTTGTTTCCATACTCTACCCCTTTGCCAATCTTTTGAATTTATTCTAGGGTCATTTGGGTTAGTAGTGTGTGTTATTCTACCATCTTTATTAACTAACCAAATTCTAGCAGAAGCTGCTTTACTATAATTCTTTTTTTGTTCATCCGTTCTAACTTTACCCTTATTTCCTTTAGATATATTAGATGCCCATTGTTTTTTTTCAGATTCAGTCATTTTATAATATGAAGGTTTTCCATACATTGGATTATTTTCACCAGAAAACATTTCAGACATTTTTTGCTTTTGTTCTTCTGAAAGAGGTCCTGTTTTTTTACCTTTATTCCATGGTGTTGAACCTTTTTTAGAATCAGACATTTTAGCTCTAAGTTCTTTAGTCCATATTTTTCCACCAGATCCTCCTATTTCCATATTATAGGTATTTCTTTGATTTATAAATTCTTCGTTTACTAATTTTCTTTCCATTTGAACCATCTCATCAGCATTATCAAATACGTATAGTATTTCTTTAATAAAGTTTTCTTTACCGTATTTTTTAATTGCTTGTTTTAATAAAGTTCCTGAACCTAAATAATCATCTTCTATATTATCAGTTCTATGTGAACCAATATAGATTTTATTGTTTAGTAAATTTGTAGTTTTGTAAATTAAATAAAATTCCATAGCATTAAAGACATTTTATTTATATATCTTTAATGCTAGTGGAGATTTCTAAAAGTTGCCATAATTTACTTGGAAACATGAGATACCATTCTCACGCCACATCTTGACAACTTTGTCTCGATCGTCAAAAACACATAAGATCTGATTATCGCTTGCAAGTAGATCATCTAACCAAAGTTTTTTTAACTTATCATCCGGTACAAAGCTTCCATTGCGACGCATTCTTAAGAACATTGGGTCGATTCCATGTTGTGTTAACCAATCTAGTGTTTCGTCTCGACTAATATCATCACGACCACTGAATATTCCAACAATGAATCCAGCTGCTCTCATTGCTTTAAAGCTTTCAATCACTGGCCAATTTGGTTCATCTAATTGAATGTTCTCTGGAGCAAAGAATTCTTTCCAGTTCATTTTACCATTTGGAAGTTCTGCTTTAGCTCGACGCTTATCAATGATGGCTAACGTGCCATCTAAATCGAAAATTACTACTTTTTTCATATCTTATAAATTATCTCGTACTGAGTTTCCCATTATCATTTGTGATGTTTGGGCGATACCAAAGTATGTCCACACACCACCATTTGCTCCGTTGTATTGAGCTCGGCATCGGTCCATAATCGTATCATCAAATGCCAATTGTTGACCTGTGATAGGGTCTAAAATAGGATACCATTTCTTTTCCCAACCATCGTTGAAGAAAGTAATCCAAGCCATTTCTTTAGTTAAATCTAATACCATGTCTGTATCTTTTAATTATAGTACTAATATAAACAAAAAACCCGAGACTAAAAAATCTCGGGTTAATTATTTTACAATAATTTTTCGTCTACTTCATTCCAAAGACCCTTAGGACAAGCTCCTTTGACGGGTGAATAAATCTTTTTCTTTAATGCACAACCACATGCAGAACAATGAACTACCGGATTATCGCGCTTAAATTCACATGAATTACAAATTTGAATACGCTCAGCTGCAAGTTCAGCTTGATCAGCTTCTGGACTATATGAAATACGCCAAGCTTGAAAGATTTCAGTTACCTTATTGATCATTTTTACGAGAAGGTATTGATGGTTTAAATAGAATATTAAATAATACAGTAATTCCTAAAGCTTGCCAGAATCCAATTGAATTAATTCCTTCAACTGCTGGAACTAAAAACATGTTCCACAATAATTGAACAGGCCAAGCTACGATAACAGCTACGATAACTGCCAAGACCAAAATTCCAATTAAACTACCTAACATTGTGATTAATTTTTCCATTTCTAAAATTATTTTATACTTTTATTTAAATAGTTTCTAAGTAAGTGACCAGTGTTGATGGCCAGAATGCCAATATTAGTAACGATAACTGGGTTGCTTTCGAGCATTATTCCATAAACAACCCATGTTGCACAACCAATCGTATTAATAATTCTTAGGCGAGTAACGTTCTTCATCATAAAAGATAACATTACAAGAAAAGTTGCTAAATATCCTGTAAACTCTATCATACGATGGCCGATATTTGCTTAAGTTGTTGAATATACTCAATAAGGTATAAGGCATTCTGGTCCTTCTCTGAGACATCTACGTTTTCAACTGGTATATCTAATCTAATATCTGAATCGTCCCATCTAATGCTAACCTGGTGATTCGGTGCGTACACCTCAGTACATTTATAGCAGAAGATTGTATCGTCTTCGAGCGCAAGGAATGCATGACCAAATCCAGCAGGAACCCAAAATTGATTTCCTTTTTCTGCAGTTAAAACGACACTTTGCCATTGACCAAATGTTTCAGAATTTGGACGCAAATCAACTGCGTAATCAATTGCACTTCCTTTAGCAACTCGAACCAACTTCCCTTGAGCATAAGGATCAAGCTGTAAATGGATGCCTCTAAAGACACCTGCCTTTGAGATAGATTGATTATCTTGTTTAAAGTGATGATTAAAACCAAGTGATCCTAGTAGCTCCTCGTTGAATGTTTCAATGAACTGACCTCTGTTATCTGTAAAGATCTTGGGTTGAAACTCTATTAAACCTTTAATATTAAATTTTTTAACTTCCATATTAAATTACTTTCCATTTTTTAGCACACTGTAAGATGGCTTCTTCATTTGTTAGATTCGGTTCTTCTCTAATGAGATCCATAGCATCATACATTACCATGGTTTTAAGGCCAAATGTGGAAGCTCTATATAGAACTTGACTAGCGCTTGTGGGGTCAAATACTGGAAGAGTTCCATCCTCTTCCATTTCGTGAATTTTATCTAATAAACTACCCATTATTATTTGTATCAGTTTGGCACCATACTTTGTATTGATCTCCTGGCCAAGTTGGATATGGTGATACAGGTGAAGGACTATATACTGGAGTTGAATATTCTTTAAGAAGAACTACAGCTTCTTGCGCTGTGATATGACCCTGCTCCAAGAGTCTTGCTACGATTTGGTCTTTCATGACATTAATCGATTTACGTTGTTTTGAATATTTTGGGTGCTAACTTCAAGTTCTGCAATCTTTTCTTGAATGGAATCAATTGAAGCAATTGTGCGATCCAAATCAGATGTAAGTTGTTGTAAATCTAGTGATGTAGTAGTTTCAATTCGACGAATTTGTGAAATCATAGAAGCTTCTAAATCCTTTGTATTTTGAATCACAAATTTATTAAGTTCTTCGATTGAAAGGGTTTGAAGCTTATCACTTCGATCTAAAATAGATTGAAGATTCGTAGCGTGTTGTTCTAAGTTTTGGATACGCTTACGAACGGCGTTTGACCAAACGAAATCACCTGCAATATAAATTAGCGCTGCGATGAGAAGAATTGTGTCTGACATAGTATATAATTTTATAATTATATCTACATCTCTAAAAAAGTTTCAAATTAAATGGCTTGTACCTTAATCGCTCGATCGAATCGTTCTTCTAGTTCTTGAATTGCAAGTACAATTGGTTCAATATCAACAAGACCAGTTTCTTTACCTGTCTCATCAGTCTTACCTTTAATCCTATCAATGAATGAAGACATTGCTCCAGAAATTGCATCTTTAATTCCTTCTTGTTGGCCTGACGATGCGTCTTCAAGATTCTTAACTGTTTCTGATAATTCTTTGACTGCTGCCATTAACGATTCTGCTAATTCTGAAATTGCGTCTTGGCCTTTATTTTCTGCGATTTTAGCAATTGCTTCAAACATTCTAGCAGAAGCTTGTAATGCAGGAACATTCATTAATTTACTTGAAGCTGCCATTGAACTATATGCCGCTGCAAGGATGGTAGCCGCGTTTGCACTCGTAGTAAAGTTTTGTGCTTTTATTCCATCTAAAAATGGAGAGAAAGCTGTTACGCTTCTAATGACTGATTCAGTAAATCTTGTCATTTGTGCAAATCCTTTTCCTAATTCCTTTACTGGGTTTGCGAGTGCTTTAATACCCTCTGATCTAGCGATTAACATATCTAATAGATCGATTGGTGATTTGGTTTTACCACCACCAAATAATCCACTAATCCCATCTAAGATAGCTGTTCCAACATTTGCAACACCTTGAATTAAACCTCCTACTGCAGTTCCAGCAAGAGCAGCTGTTAAAGCTAACCAACCTCCTGCGATTGCGAGTAGTCCTCCAGCTAAAGGTATCATATTTTCAATACCTATTTCATTCTTAAATCTTGCTAAAGAATCAATCATTGCATTAACAGGATACATTAGAGCATCTGTAAAATTCTTTGAAATTGCACTTAAATCTGGTAATTTACTAAAAATCCATGCAACAACCCACATAGTACCTGCAATTAGAATAATACCCGCAGCTCCTAAAAGAAGACCTACTGCACCTACTCCACTAGTTGCTATTAATCCAATAATCGTCAACGGAATTGCAAATATTGTGATTGCCAATGCAGCTGCAATAGCCCATTCAGTTGGAGGGGCAATAAATTCAACTCCTGCAAGATATGAGAATATCCATGCAGATGCTAAAATAGAAACTCCAATTAATCCAATTGCAAGAGCACCTAATAATAGTCCTTTAATACCTGCTCTTTTGGCAATCATTGAAATTGCGACAAAAGGTAATCCAAAAACTAGCATTGCTAAACCAGCCTTTAATGTCCACTCGATTGGGGGTGCTACCCATTGACTAACTTCACTGAAGTATTGAAATATCCATGCTACACCAACTAATGAAATTGCAAGAAGAGGAAGTGCTAGAGTAGCAAATACCATATCTTTAACGGATACTCCTTTGATTGTTTTTAAGATTTTTGAAAAACCTGCACTAAAGATCCAAATAAGCAAACCTGCTTTAAGAGTCCAACCCAAACTTGGTAATTTAACAAACTCATCTGGCATCGTAAAATTCCATATTCTTGCAACCATAGCAATACCTAATGCCATTGCAGTCATAGATAGAGTAACCATACCTAGGCGTTTAAATCCTTTAGCATCCATTCCTACTCTAGCTCTTTGTAAACCTTTAATAATTTGTGCGAATGCAAACGAAAGTGGAATAAAAGCAAATCCAATGAGAGTTGCCGTTGCAAATTGAGTAAAGGTAATTGGTTTAATTGCTGAAAGAATAAAGGAAGATGCCATAACGCCTAAGGCCATAGAAATCATTGCAAGAGCAACGCCACCCGTGCCTTTAAGCATTTCTTTAGTGCTTCCAACTCCAACTCCTCCAGCCCTTCCAATAAGTCTACTAATTACTCCTCCACCCCTGAGAGATTCTTGAATATCTACAAACATTGGGGTTAATATTACAAACACGGCACCTATGGCTAGAGCTGTTAATATTTGACTAGCTGAAACACTTGGCATTAAAGTAAAAATACCGGCAGCGGCTACTAACGCGGCTGCCATGGTTACTATAGCTAAACCTACACCAATACCTCCAATAATTCCTGGTAATTTAATTTTAGGAGCTTTACCTGATTGTTCAGATTGCTTTTGCTTAATTTGTTCCTTTAATAAATCTCTAATATCTGTTAATAAGATTGTTTGCTTTTTTAACTCCTTTGAGTTATCTACGGTTACTTTCTTAAGATCCACTGTTAAAAATGCATGAACTTCTTTGACCATTTCCTTTTGGTCTTCGATTAAATTTGCAATTTTAGTAAGTGGAGCTAATAATATTTTCATGTAGAAGTTAATCCTATTTTAATTATACCCTATATATCAAAGGTTCCATCACTATCTGAGTGATGGAACCTTCATGTTTGGTACTTTCATATTTGGTATTTTCATCTTACTCATCATTTCTCCTGTTTGATCTTTTTCTCCTTGATTTTGCTCATTTTGCTTTTTCAAGAATTCAACTAGATCTTTCATTAAATAATGGAATTCATAGTATTCCATTGCTTCTAATTCAGAAGGTTGGATATGTAAGTGATGATATATGTAGAACTTTGTTTTAAAGAAGTTCTCCAGCGATATCTTGAACAATGAAAAGAGACTTGATGCCGTCGCGAAACCCGATAGGGACGACCTCCCACTCATCCCCAATCTGTACTTCCATGTCTGGTTTAATACCAACCTTCATTTGTTCAGCCAACTTGTAAATTAAGCTATATTTTTTATTTGACCAACCATTCATTTCAACTTCAAACTTAAAGATATCTCTATCAGAAAATCCTCTCCATTCGTTTGCCAAATATGGCATAATTTGAAGAACAGACTGATCAATTTTTTCATTCTTTTCTTGACGATCTTTAATATATGCTGTCATACGTTGCATGATACCAATTGAAGGTGGTCTCATTTCAATTGTACCAAATGACTTTGTTTCAATAAGAAAAGTACGTGCATCAGAATCATAATACTTATCTAAAGTCTCTGGAACTTTAAAGTATGTGAAATTATCCTTCTTAATTTCAACGACATGCTTAGCTCCCTTTTTATCAGTATGTTCTACTGTTAAATTAGATTCTGGTTCTGGAAACGTTAAATCTCTAATAGATAGAATTACATAAAAACGATCTTCTTCACAAATATCTTTATATGACATTCTAGTTTTTGAATTAGTTACTCTAACACATTGTTCTAGAATATAATTCAATTTATCATCAACATCTAATACATTATTTTCATCAATTGAAGAGAAATGTCTAATCTCTGCAACTTTAGCAGAACGAATAGAAATTTCTGTTCCCTTTGGGTAAAACATACCAGCTGATGGTAAATTTGCGATATTGACAGAATGATATCCTAAAACTAGATCAGCATCTGTTGCTTCAGATTGCTTAAAACGATCCATGTCTACTTTACCTAAATCTGTAGGATTTTTTGTAGAATTTTCCTGAGACTCTACAATCTTTTTATACTCGTCGTTTAAGTTTAGATCTTTTTCGTCGCTCATAGTTTATTTACTTTTAAGTTTCTTAATATTATCTTTATTCCATTCTTTAATAGAATCTGCTCTTAGGTCTATTTCTTTTCTAACGATTTCTCTAATGAATGCAGAAATAGACACTGGTCTTTCACTTGTTTCAATTGCGTCATTCAATATGATTCTATTAATTGATGTAACTTCATCTTCTGAAAGTAAAACCTGTAACTTTTTAGTTAGTTTGTCCATTTTATAGTTATTATTATATCAACATATTATGTTTTTGTTTCACGAAAAAATAGGGGAAACATTACTGAATCCCCTATTTATGAATTCTTAAGCTAATACTTCCTTCCAAGTATCACATCTCCAAGTTACTTCTAAAGCTTGAGCTTCAGTAGTCTCGTAAGATAACTCGTTTGTGAATGCTAAACCTGAAGTGATAAAGCAATCTTCTAATGTTACAGTTCTGTAGATGTCTCCAGCTCTATTGAACTGAACTACTACGATAGTACCAACGTAATCTTTCTTAAGACCCATTGCACCAGTTTGAGGATTAAACTGCTTATTGTACCAATCTCTCATTGACTTGTATAAGTATGCTTGATTAGCATCATTTAAGTTTAATGAGAAGTTAATACCTACATCAACTGTTGTTGAATCTGGCATTCCAGCGAAAGAACGTGTTGAAAACTTGTACTTTTGCTCAACTGCAGCTACCTCTTTGTATAAATCTAAACCTGAGATTGAGTTGACATGTTGAATCATTAAAGGCGCATCAGCAACTCCAGCTGGTGGAAGAATTGTTACTTCGAATAAGTTTGCCTGAACTGGTTCAAATTGTCTACCGCTTCTCGATGTTTGATCTTGTGAATAGTGTGGTAAAGCCATGTTAATTATTTTATTTTTTTATATATCTTATTAATTAAAGTTTCCTGTAGCAATTTCACCAGTATTTAAGATTGTAGTTCTATGAACAACGATCTCTAAACCTTTAACTGGTTCTACGTATGTATCAACAATACCGTAGTTATTATCGATTACTTCATCAGTGTTGTTAGTTTGATCCATAATGTTTTTATAAGCATAAACACCACCATCTGCTTTAACAGATTCCATAAATGAATCGACTAAAGTTTTGATCTCTAAACGAGTTTGAGTGTTATTGAATTCAAAAACATAATCTTTAAGGATATTTGCAATACCATCTTGAATAAAGATTAGCGCTTCTCTTACGTGTGCAGAAGAGAGTGCTGACTTAACAGATTGTTGTGCAGTTTTATTACCTAAGATTGTTAAACCAACTCCTCTTTGGAATACGATAGGATTGATTCCAAATGGCTCTAATACATCTCTGTCAGACTTATCGAATGAGTATTCAGTTCCTTTAACGTTTGTTCCTGAAACAACTCCTCTGCGTGGACCAGCAATGATTGACCAAGGCTGAGCCGCAGTGTATTTGTCTAAGTAGTTGTTAGCAACATATGCAGCGGCTGGAACTACGATATCTTTACCATTGTCAGATACTAATAAACCTGGACCGTAATAGAATGCGTAATTTGCACCTTCTCCAATCGATGGTAAAGCGTATAACGCAGTTGGGTTTTTATCTAAATTACCACCTGTCGCAATGTACTCAACTTTAAAGTTACCGTCTGCATCTGTAAAAGATGGATTAGTTGAAGCTTTGAAATCTGCAACCGTTGGTGCGTTTAAGATAGCTGAAGCATTTTGTCTGTCGTGTGCTAACTGAGATAATTGATTTTTATTTAAGATTCCTGTTGAATCATATGACGTGAAAGTATCAACGATGTATCTATAATCGATCATATCTTTATCTACTAAAGCATCATAGATGCCATTACCACCTTGTAATGCTGATAGGCAATCACTAATTTTCTTAGCTGCTAAAGTTGCACTTGATAATACGAATGGTTTGTATGCTAATGTTGCATTTTCAAATGATTTTGCAAATTCTCCACCCCATACTGCTGGAACTTCAACGTCACAATAAACTGTGTAAACTGTGCCTGCTTTAGCAACTCTCTTAACTTTAGCTAATCTGCCAGCTGCATTAGCTGGAACATAATCACCTACTGAAATTGGGAATGTTGCTGGTGTATTTGCTAATACTACATAATCGACAGTGAACATAGAACCTGATGCTGCGTAAACTCCATTAGCTGGAATTGTATCAACACCTGGGAATAATGTAGAAACTACTCTATCATTAACTCCAGATTCTACAACATATGATAATAATTCATAATCTTTAGTAGCATCAAAGCTATGACCAACTAAGTCAATCTTAGTTCCTGTTTCATCCATGATTGCATCTTCATCAATTGCACAGAATAAACCTGTTTTTCTAGATTCTCCATTAATCATTGATTCAATGTATAAATTTCTACCTTCTAGATCTTTAAAACCTGGAATAACTGAACCCGTGTATTGTGCTTCTAAACTAACTTGTCTTAAGTTAGAGAATTGAGCTAATTTAGTTTTATCTAAACCATCTGCAGAGAAAAATTCTCCATATACTGGATCGTTTGCCATAACTGCTGGATCAAATTCACCTTTGAATACAAATAAGTCGATCATAAAATCTGACATGTAATCAAAATCATTTAAGAATGCTGGAACATTACCTTCACCATACCATTCTCTTGCAGTAATATTAAATTCTGAAACGCTTTGAGCTTTTCTAGCAATAACGGTAATTCCTGATTGTTTGATATTAACTAAGTTGATTAATGAACCATCGTTTAATAATGCATTTCCTTCTAAAGAAGAAAGAACTTTAGCATCGGATGGAATCATAAATTTATCCATATCAAAGAAGCTTGTGTACTCTGCTGTACCGGTTGCTGCTACCTGTGTATCTAAAGAACCATTAGTTACAGGTAATGCGTAAGAACCTAAATCTGTATTAGCAAACGATGAAACGTTTAATGCTAAGATTGGACCTCTTGAAAGAGATTCAACTGCAGATCTGTGAAAGAACATACCCTTTTTCTCTAACGCTCTGTCAATAGAACCAAAAACGTTTGTGAATTCTTCAACGTTTGAGATTAATACTGGAGTGTTGTAAGGTCCTTTTCTAGAGTGACCTACTACTAATCTAAGTGTTTCTACGTTAATATTAGCAGTTTGAGACTTGTCAAACTCTAATCTGTATACACCACTTGACTTAAATTGCAATAATTGCGGACTTAGTGCCATAATATTAATTTTTATTTTTTTTGCTTTTATTATATATCTGAATTATTCTCGACTTATTATAACAAATCGTAAATATCATACTGTAAATCTCCTTGAACATCGGTATCTTTATATAGAACTTGTTCCATAAGTTCGAACTTTTCTGGTTCTATAACATCTAATAATTCTTCAACATAATCTGCATAATCTGTAGTGCCAAAAAACTCAGTTGCAGTGATTGCTGTCATAATAATATCATCATGTCCCATTTGAGCTCCATAGCTTCCATTTCTAAGTACGCCAAATAATGAAGCTTCTTGAACCGTTTCGATATCATTGATTTTAACGCGATTCATTTCTATTTGTTTTCTAAAATTTTGACAAAAGACTGATTTGTTATCGCTTTTTAATCTAAGTCCAGGTTTAAGAGTTTTAGCATCATGTCTATGCTTAAATCTTAATACCATTTCATCTTCAAAGTCATTTCGACCTGGAAAAATAGTACTCAGGTATTTTAATAGAATACTTCCATATGTATTATATTCAATAATTAATTTAGTATTCTCTGGATTAAAAATATCGATTGCTAATGTATATAGTATCTTAGCAAAATCTTCAATTGGATGTTCATTACTATGAAAGACTCCAACCTGATTTAATTTAAAGAAATCGTACATTGCACCAGGACTTATAAAGTTTTCGATATCTTTATCATCCATCGGTTCAACTTCAAAAATGTTAATAACTGAATGATCTCCTCCGTTTCCTTCTGCGATATCAACTGAAAACAAATAATATCTTTGACTATTTGAAGCATCTTCAACGTCAAAATCTGGATCAAACGCTAAATAACCTTTTGTATCTATATGTATATTATCGAATTCTTCAAAATCATACCATTCAAATTTCTTAGCCTTTTGACGAATTGTTTTCATAGTACCTGGACTTAATAGAAGAGTAGATGAACTTGTAAATTCATTACCGTATTGCCTATTAAACGCATCTTCTGAACCTAAGTTACCAAGTTCTCTTTTGTACCAATCTTCATCTCTATCTGGATGTTGCCACCAATCGATTCTAGTTGCATTATATTCATTATTTCCCTTTTCAGCTTCAGCATAAATTTCATAGAACTTATTAAAACCATTTGGAGTAGAAGTAATGTTAATACGTGAAATCTTAGAAGCTGAAAGTGTAGGGTAAACGTTTTCATAGAAAGAATCTACGATGGTTGGATGTACGTGAGCAAACTCATCAAGATATAAGTTGTGAATTGTAAAACCAATACCTGATTTTGCGGTAGTTGATTGTCCTACTAGACGACATCCATTGTCTGAACGAACATTCATGACATCATATTTAATAATGCCAGGTTTCATAAAATATGGTAAGTTTTCAATTACAACTTTTGCCTTATCGATAATTTCTTTAGTTGATTCAGATTTGTTTGCAAGTAATAGTGTTGTTTTATCGTAATTGAAGGTTAAATACCATGCATTAAAGATAGACGCAGTAACTGTTTTACCCATCTGTCGAGATGCAAGAACAATATTAAATCGATTGTCCTGAAAAGATCTTAATAGATCTTTTTGATAATCTCTAAGTTTTACTTTTTGAATACCGTTATCTGTCATTACAACTGCGTAGGTTTCTGCAAAATAAACAATGTCATTTGCACACTTTGCAAGTTCTGCAATTTCTTCTTCAGTATATTCAAATACAATGTTACCTCTGCGTAGAAATTGTTTACCCTCATAAAATGGCATTGGGACCTGTGGTCTATAACCACGGTCCAGTGCTAACATTAATTCATTAATACTTTTAGTTGACCAGATTAATTTATTAGCTTCATCGGTGGATTCACCTTTAGGGATCCATCTATTATCTCCTACGTAATCGCTCATTATTCTGTAATTTCTACGTCTTCAATTTCACTATCGTTAATTCCATTACGAATCATACGCATTAGATCTTTAGTACCTCTTTGAACCATATCTCCAGTTGGAATTCCACCTGAAGAGGCTTCAATTTCTCTAACATCATCGCGTTTTCTATAGATTTCGATATCTCTTGCAATTCTTTTAGCACCTTCTTCAGCGGCCATCAAATACATTGTTTGTGATTTAATAATATCGAGCATTGACTTTTGCAACGTTGCAAGAACTTCAAACATTCTAGGAGCAACATCACCATCCTCAATCACTTCTAGAAGTGTTGTAAGAGCTCTTTCACCTGCTTGTAATTGATATATCAACGAGGACATAGTCATCTCGTCGATCTTCTTTTTAGCCTGAATGTATTCATCTCTTTCAATGATATCTTCATCTAGATAGAACTTCATTAAAGATGTGATTGTTCTCTTTGCCTTTGTTGATGAATTAGCTTTTAATTCACTATAACTTGGAAGTGATGGAAGATCATTTTTAGCCGGAAGAGTTGGATCAGTTTCAATTACATTTTCAATTGGATCATTATCTCCAATTAAATCATCTAATTCTTTTCTAATGTCTTCTGCCTGTGATTTTATACTTTTCTTATCGTTTGACATAAATACTAATTTTATTATAGATTATTTATTCCAATTTTATCTGGCGTTCTTGAAGCGCTGATAACCTAAACTTGGAATAGAATTATCTATAAGAATTGCTAATTGATTGTCTCTAACAACATATTGATTTAATATATTGTGATGTTGTTCATATTCTATTACATTAGTAAATACTCTAATATTAGTCATAAAGGTTTTATTTCCACGCAAGTGATAGTTAGAACCTGAATCCCATGTGATAGGTTGACCAATAGATAATAATCCGCTAAATTCTTCAATAAGATTATTATTACCATCTTGTGGTCTAGAACCTGGAGTAGTACCTGTATTATTATTTAGATCTAATCTATATAGTGAAAGTGCTAATTGTAAGAACTTATTATTAAAGTTTAAAATAAACCCATACCATTCTCCTTTTTGTAAAGTAACTCCATGTGTAAATTCATAGTCATTACCATTAACGCTGATTTTAAATTTAGTATTTGAAACAAATAATTTAAAACCGCCTAAAGCAGCTAAATCTCCAAATAAAACATATTCAGCAGTATCGTTTGATTCGAATTGAGGTGAAAACCATAGTGAAATTGCCATGTTTTCATCTGTTGTTAACTTAGATTGAATTGCATACTCAACTCCAGTGCTTTGAACAGATAATTTTGATAAATCGTAGTAATTTTTACTAACAACCGTCCAGCGATTCTTTAAATCATAGTCAACAATTGTGAGAGAACGGTCAACAAATCCTCTGATTCCATCTCTATAGGATGTTGAAACTGTTTGAAATTGTACTGGATTAGTATCTTTCTTTTGCTCTTCTTTTTGTCTTTCACCAAAAACTTCTTCAACACCTGTAATTAAATTATCAGTTTCAATTTCAAATGTATTCTTAATAACCGATGTACGATCTTGGTACTTAGTTAACATTACTTTCCAATAAGATTTTGTCTTATTAAATTCATCTGCAATTGCAACAGTATTTACTTCATACATTCTATTAACAATAGGAATATACATATAATCTTTGTTACGTGGTTTTTTATTGTAGCCAAAAACCCTTTCAAATTCTTCTGCAGTGATATGAACTTCAAATTCTGCAAATTCCATACCAAAAATATCGTATGTTGCAGCTTCTTCTGGAAATTCATTATCAGGTACTAAGATTTTAATGTTTTGTTTAGCAACCACATTATGAAGTGAATATTCCATTAAGTGAACATCTTCAGTTCTTAAGTCAGGTTCAGTTCTAAAATATTGAACTTGATGACCAAAAATGTCACTAACCATTCCTACAAGTTGCTTATAAATAGTAACGCTCTTGTTTAAGTTATATGGATTAAATAAATTAGTATCACAAGAAACTTCAATATTTGCACATCCATCCATTGCAAATGGATCTGTACATTCAACGCAAAATTGTGGACAACTTTCAATAGTACCCGATTCAGTCTCTAATGTAAAAGTAACTGAAATTAATGAAATTGTATGTGCTTGTGAAAGCGCTGCAACCTCTGCTTTAATATCTAACCAAAGTGGTTTAGTAGAATCAAATGTTAGACCTAATAGATCTCCAAATCCTAATGTTTTATTTAATTCTCTAAATTCTGAAAACTGCGTGTTATCATAAGACCATCTATATTCATAATCAAAGTAATTAGATGTATTAACTGGAATATAAAATTCGATTCCTGTCGTTGAAAAAAGAGGGGCTTCGGTTAGTGTTAATCTGATTGGAGATTCAATAGTTGCTATTTGAAATGTAGTATTACCAATGATAATTTCATCACCTACTATAAACTGACTAAAATCTGTCATTCTTCCATCAATCGTTACATCACCTGCAACAATTGTAAGTGTTCCTACTGTTTTTGTATTTTGAACACCTGCAACAATATTCCAATCTAATATTTTAACTGTATTATAGTATGGATCTTTAAGGGATGCAATTAAAAAATCGCCATATTCATCTGCTGTATATCCAGTAACCATTATGCTTCTTTATTTGATTTATTAATTTTATCCTGTGGAGTATAAACTTCACCTGCAATCCACGATGCCACAAAACCGGTAAGTGATACAAAGTACATTGCTAAAGCTTCTAAGTTAGCTAAATACCATATTGCAGCAACTCCAGCAATCATCCATAAACCAACTACAACGTAAATCATAATCTCTCTACGAGAACTTGGACCTGATTTAAAAATACCTGATTTTTCACTAGGTCTTCTTGATTCTGCCCAAATATATGTTGCAGCATACGCGGTTAATGATCCAAAATAAATAGAAAGATCTGAAAAGTCAGCACCTTTCCAAGCACCTAATACTCCCATAGTAACCCATAGAAAAACTATAAGATAAACTAAACCTTCTCTTTTACCAAAATTATTAAATAATTGCATATGTTACCGATATATTTTATCTATATATTCTGATAAAATATATCAATAGTCTGTAACAAAGAGAACTAATGGATTATCTCTTTCTAATTTAGGGTCTACGAGATCCATAAACGATGCCAATAAGTCCGCTTCTTTTTTAACAGATTCGTCTGCGTCATATGACTTTGAAACAAATTCATCAATTTTATTTAAGAAGTCAACTAATAACATTCTAAGGTATGGTACTCCTTCTTCAAATAGATTTAATCTTACAAGAGATTTGTTTAATCTATCTAATTCAGATTTAGTAAAGAAATCATAGAAATTAATTGTCATAGATAGAACTTTAAAATCAAATTTGATCATTTTATCTCCATCTATTTCGACCAATCGAGTATATTTTTTATCGCAATTTAAATTGAATTTAATATACTGTAAGTCTTGCATTTCATTAAGTACCGCATATAAAAACCACGGTGTGTTTACTTCTTTATGTAAGAATTCGGCACCAACTGCTTTAATCCTATTGACGATAGGACGATAGTTAATTTCTAAGAATTCGATCAATTGATCTGAACTTACTAAAATTGAATCATGTTCAATTTCAATGTAATCCACCGTATTCTTAAGGCGAGTCCAAATTTGATTATCTAAATAGTTATACTTATAAAGCGTCGCGTTAATCGCGGTAGAAAATAGCGTAAAATCGACTTCCATCTAAATCTAATTAGTATACTTGCATTGATTTCTCAATAACTTGTAATGTTTTATACAATTCTTCTCGTGAATACTTTTCAAGTTCTTTAAACTCTCTCTTACCAATTTCATTCTTTTCTAGAAAGACTTTGATAGCTTCTTCACTTGGTATATATTTAGATTTATCTTTTACTGTTGTTGACTTTTTGGTTTTGGTATAAACCCATCCTGGAACTCCTTTAAATCGCTGAGCAACTAATTGCCAACTATCAATTACCGCAATTGGATTAATTCCATTAACATTGAATAGTTGCGCATTTGCAGGAAACTTGATAGCAAAGAAGCGATTAATCATAAAATGATGGCGCTTTTTGTTATGGTTTTTAATTGCATTATATTCCTTTGGCTTTGTAAACATAATCTTTACAAAGTCAAATAATTTAGTTTCGTCTAGCATCTTAGAATAATTCGTTAGATATTTTATTATCCTGGACTGCTTCTGTTTCAGTTAAATTTAAATTTGCAAATGGATCGTAGCCTGCTGGAGTTCCTGTCGCCTGTTTCATCCAATAAGTTCCTTCAAGGATATATTCCATTTTAGTCAATTTTGACGTATCTGGAATTACATTTAAATCTTTTTCAACATTTTTATAGATTTGCTTTTGAATAGCATCTGGAATGGTATTATAGTGAAGTAGCATTAGATCTAAATTTTGATTAAATCGTGCTTTAATTTCTTCAATACTACTCATACCAATAACTCTATAAATCATATCAACAATCTTGTCTGTACTTGCTCGATTAAAGAAATTATCAATATGAAAGTTACCTTCTTCTTTCTTATATTGATCTAAAATTTTATTAGCATGCTTTTCAGTAATAGAATAGTTCATGATTTTACCAGATCGAGCAGCTTTAGTCCATGTAACAACCGATGGAATATTATCACTTTTATCTCCTTGTAAAATCTTAGTAAAGATAAAGTCATCGCAATTAACTTCTTCTACATTGACGTTATTCTTTTCAATCCACATTTTAAGATCTTTCTTAGCTGTATCGGATGATGTAAGAGTATCTGCCATATTAAATAGTAATTGATCATCAGTATACGAATCTAGTTTTGTTTCGCTGATAACCTTATTAAAACCTTCAAAGGCGATTAATTTACGCTTAGAATTATAATACCATAGGGTATATGCTTCAGTTGCATTATTATAATTTACAAGTTGAATTAAATCACGATCTCCTGTCCATACAATACAATTACGACCTTCATTATTTAATTGAGTTGACCAACCGAATAAGACATCATCAGCTTCAGCACCGTTAATTTGATGAATAACTACACCTTTCTTAGCGAGTATAGATTGGAACTCAGAATAAACTTCAAATACACCTGACCAATCAATTGAATCGTCATGTGTTCGTGTACCTTTATATTGTGCGTCTGGAAATAAATCCTTACGCCATGATTTAGCATCTACAGCGACAACAATCTGATCAATAAAAGGATTCATCTTGCGTAATTCACTTGCAAAGTCAATACATAACTTTCGCATCAATTGCGATTTGCTGTCTTGTGTACTTAAGAGTTGTTCACCTTTTTTACGAGGTAGAACAAATAGACGACTATGTAGAAAATAGTTGCCATCAATCAATAGTGTGTGTTTTCCTAGTTTCATAATTAACCTTTCATTAAGTTGCCGCAATCTTTACACCATGTAACGCCAAATGAATTTGTGAGCGGTGCATGTTTGCCTTTATTGCATCTGTTTTTTATTCGTAATGCTCTACGTTCTTGTTCTGTAAGTTCTTTTTCCATATCGCTAATCTTTATATGTAAATATAACAATTTTTTGCGATATAAAAAAATTATTTGCGAACTATTTCTTGTAATTTATATACACAACTTAGAAGAGTGATCACCTGATCAATAACTAGATTTCGTTGTGCTTGGTGTTCTGCTACTGTGATTGCAATTTGAGGAACATGCTTAACTGCGTTTGGTTTTTCAGCTTGAATGTACTCAATAAACTCTTCACCTAATGTTTGTAGAACGTCATCAACTCGATTTGAATATTCACCAACTAAGTACTGGTAATTCTTAATTGGATCTGTTTCATTAAAAATTAATTCAAATACATCTTTATATACTGAGTTAAACTTTTTAACATCGTCGATTGTAATGTTTGTAGTTCCTTGTGTTTTATAACCTTGTAGTTTATTCAGTGTAGATCGAAGATCTGGAAAGTTACGTCTAACAAATTCTACTAGAGCATCTTTTTCAATTGTAAGACCTTCATTCTTACAAATTTCATACACTCTTTTAATGTACTTTTTAGTTAATTCACTCTCTTCTGCTTTATCAAAATCGAAATTGATAACTTCGAATCGAGAAAGAATTGGATCGGGTAGTTTATTAATGTAATTACAAGTTGCGATAAAGCGTGAATTACTTGCAAACTGTTCCATAGTTGCTCTGAGAGCCTTAAAGAACTGATCTGATACACCATCTACCTCATCCAGTATAACTACTTTAAATTTATTTCGATCATCTAGAATTGACATGGTTGAACAGAAATCAGTAATGCGAGTTCTAATAACATCTACTGAAGTATCTGTCGATGCGTTAATATAAAGATATGGTAGATCCCATTGTTGAACGATTGCTTTGGCAGTTGAGGTTTTACCAGTACCTGGTGAACCTGCAAATAACATATTTTGTGTGATGCCATCCTTAAATTTGTTCATCACTCGATCCGGCAGAATTAATGAACTTAAATCTTTAGGTCGATACTTTTCAGTGAATAGTGCTTGAATCATGCTTAACGTATTTAGTTACTTATACACGCAGATTCCATAATGTTTCAGATAAATAACGGCCATCCAATACTAGATTGAATGGCCGCTAAAATGTAATATATTTGAATAAAATTACAAAAAATATAATAATTAAGAAGGTCTATAAATAACAGATACGCTAGTGATGTATCCTCCAGAATTAGTTCTAATTAAATACCAGTTAGATCCTGTTCCATTATGATAGTTAATAACACCATTTGGATAATATAAAGGTGTACCTTGATTGCCTATTAATTGAGCACCAACTACTGGATCTCCTGTTAAGAAACCAGTTGGCCAAACTGAAGTTGCAACTGGCTCATTAGGACCATAAGGAACTGACGCAGCTTGGTTTAATACATTCTGAGTTTCTCCAAAATATGCAAATCCTGGCCAGCTACCATCAGTAATTAAATTACCTGAATTTTGTGCATCTCTAAGAACTTGAGAATCTGATTTACCTGATGTTGTATCAAATCCTAATCCTGTTAATCTTTCAAAGATATATGCGTTAAATGAAGTTGCTGGTTGCGGAGTAACTATTGGAGCAGTACATGATGTAAACGTGCTAACCGATGTGATATATCCTCCAGTTGATCTAACTTCAACATAAGTTCTTTCATAGCCGATCATATATTTAAATAGATCGTTGTAATATGGATTATTTATATGGAACGTTGAATCTCCGTCTTGAACAGGATATTCAAGTATAAAGATTTGAGTACCTCCGAATAGTGCGCCAGATGTTGGATTATTGCTCCAACCTGTAAATTGATGAATAGATCCGCCAACTTCCAATGCTGAAATTCCAATAGTGTTACCTGATGCAATATCTAAGTTGTTTGGATCTGCTGCAAGACACATAATGTCTTCAACATCATTTGGATTATTGCTGAACCAAACAGAATTACTAGATCCTGTTGAATATGAA